CGTCCCAAACCCAAGGAGTCGGCCAGGCTGTACCGGCTGCGGGTCAAGCTGCCTGACAACCCTCAGATGATCATCACGATCCCTGCCCCAACCCGTGGCAAGGCGATCATGTACTGCAAAAACCGCTGGCCTGGCTGTGATGCGGAGGCGATCGAATGAAGGTTGTCACGCTCGATCTGGGGGGCGGAATGTCCGCCAGCTGCCATAGCGTCGGGCCAACAGGTCGCTGGTTCGTGGGATACCGCAAAGGCACCAGCGCGCTGTTTGCCGATGCGCAGCGGCTGCGCCGGTTTCTCTCGCTGCCGCCAGGCACGCCAGGCCGCCAGGCCTTTGATGAATGGGCGAACAGCCTTGAACACCCCGAGCCGACCACGAATGAAAGCCCTGATTGACACCGAGGTCTATCTGTTCCGCGCCGCTGCAGCGTGCGAAATGGAAGCCGAGTGGGCCCCTGATGACTGGACCTACATCTGCCGCCATGGTGATGCCCAGGCCCTGTTCCAGGACTCCATCGCCGAGATCCTTGACACGGTTGCGAAGGCAACTCATACCCTTGCTGCTATGCGGCCGGTGCTGGTGTTCTCCGCTGGCGTGTCGTTCCGCTATGGCGTGTGGCCCACCTACAAGGCCAACCGCAAGAAGACCCGCAAGCCCGCTGGCTACGGCAAGCTGCGCGAGTGGGTCCGCAAGGTTGCCCCGGCCCGCGGATGGCAGGTGGTCGAGCTCCCTGACGTGGAAGGTGATGACGTGCTGGGCATCCTCTACGAGCAAGGCGATGTGATCGCCTCGACCGACAAGGACATGCTCACCCTCCCCGGCTACCACTTGCGAAACGGGCAGGTCATCGAGGTGTCCGAATACGACGCGGACCTGGCCTTCTACAGCCAGGCCCTGGTGGGTGACACCAGCGACAACTACCCCGGCTGCCCGGGTTGCGGCCCTGTGGCGGCAGGGAAGGCGTTGGCCGGCTGCATGACTGAACGGGACATGTGGGCCGCCACGCTGCGGGCGTTCGAGAAGAAGGGCTATGACGAGCGCTATGCCATCACCCAGGCCCGTTGCGCACGCATCCTCAGGCCAGGCGAATACGACCTCAGCACCCACACTGTCCGCCTGTGGGAGCCGCCGGTAACGTAGCGATGTCTGCATGGATGCAGTGTTTCCACTCGTCTCCGACGAACTGATTGCCAGGCTGGACGACACCTTTGGCCGAAAGCCTGATCGCTCAATGAGCCATCGGGAGATCGACCACTGGATCGGCGAGCAGTCGGTCGTGGACTGCATCAAGCGCTGGCACGCCGAACAGCAAGGGGGCCTGGGTTGATGTGCATGGGTTCATCGCCGCCGCGGGCCACGATCACCGTGCCCGACTACGAGCGCTTTGACCGCATGGCTGATCGGCAGATCGGCCTGATGCAATCGAAGATGCAAGGCAAGACGCTGATGGCGCAGGACGCCCTCAACCAGGCCCTGGCCGGCCAGCAAGCGGCGCAGACCCAACTGCTCGCCGCGCAGGAGGCAGCCGCCAACGCGACTGCTGCAGATGCGCAGCGCATGGCCGCATTGATCGGCACACCCCCACCCGAGCCCACTGCCAAGGCGCCCGTGATTGGCGACAGCCGCCAGGGCATGGACCCCGCAGAGGGCAAACGCAGCCTGCGCATCGACCGCAAACCCCGCCCCCGATCGTCGGCGTCAGCGGGCCTCAACATCGGAGGGTATTGATCATGTGCATGGGATCCCCCCAGCCTCCCAAGGTCGTCCAGCAAGGGCCGACCCGGCAGGAAATGAAGCAGCAGAAGGCTGAGCTGAAGGAGGTCAAGCAGGACATGAAAGCCCAGCAGCAGGACTTCCAGGCGCAGCTCCAGGCGCAGATCGACGCCGCGGCCGAGGCCGATGCTGCTGCAGCCGCTGAGGCGCAGCGCATCACCGAACAGCAGCAGGCCAACGCAGCTGCTGCCAGCCAGACCTACATGACCGATGTGAGCCAGCAAGCCAACAGCGGTGCAGCGCTGACCACGGCAACGGCGCCAACGGCACCCGCGCCCCGCCGCGCCAGCCTCACCATCAATGGCCAGAGCCGCGCAGGCGCAGGCCTGAACATCGGCGCATGACAGCAGAAGCCCGCTACAAGAAGCTCGAACCCGCCAGGAACCACTGGATCGACCGTGGGCGGAAGGCTGGAGCGCTGACGCTGCCCTGGCTGCTGCCATCTGATGGCGAACCCCAACCGCAGTCGATGGAGGAGATCCAGCACCCGTGGGATGGCATCGGCCAGCGGGGCGTCCACAACATCGCCAGCCGGCTGCTGCTGGCCCTGCTGCCGCCCACCGAGAGCTTCTTCCGGTTCGTCCACGACGACATGGAGTTTGCCCGCCAGCAGGCGGAAGCCGCAGCAATGGGGATGGGCCCCGAGCAGATCGCTGAGCTCAAGACCCAGATCGACAAGACCCTGGGCCTGATGGAACGGGCGGTGCTGCGCAGCATCGAGACCAGCAACGACCGCACCGCACTGCATGAGGCCCTGCTGCACCTGATCGTGGCCGGCAACTGCATGGCCTATGTGCCCGAGGAAGGGTGCAAGGTGTTCAACCTCTACCGCTATGTCCTGCGGCGCGACCCGATGGGCAAGCCGCTCGAAGCAATCGCCTGCGAGCGGATCCCGGCGGATGAGCTGCCCGAGGCGGCCCGCGAGATCCTCGACAAGGCCGAGCCGATGGATGCCGCCTACGAGGACCTCCCCGGCGGCGGGCGGGAGGAGCAGCCCGACGAGCGAATGGTCAGGGTCTACACCCACGTCCGCTGGGAGAAGGACAAGTGCCGCTGGTATCAGGAGCTGAAGGGGCGCCGCATCGAGGGCAGCGATGGCAGGGCAGACCGCGACGTGGCGCCGTGGATCCCGCTGCGCATGTTCCGCATCGACGCCGAGGACTACAGCCCCGGCTATGTCGAGGCCGCGTGCATGGCGGACCTGCAGACCGCGAACGCCCTCACCCGGGCCCTGACCGAGGGAGCGCTGGTGTCAGCCATGGTGAAGTTCCTGGCCAAGCCCGGCGCTGCCGTCACCGCCAAGCAGTTCAACGAGGCCGCCAACGGCGCCTGTCTCACCGGCAACCCGGAGGACATCACCGCCGTGCAGGTGGGCAAGGGCAGCGACCTGGCCGTGGCTGAGCAGCGGCTGCAGCGGGTGCAGGCCCGGCTGGCGACCGCCTTCATGCTGAGCGACATCCGCGACAGCGAGCGCACCACCGCCGAGGAGGTGCGGCTGCAGGCCCAGCAGATCGAGAACAGCCTGGGCAGCGTCTACTCGATCCTCACGACCGAGTTCCAGTACCCCTACATCAGCCGCAAGCTGCACCTGCTCACCAAGGCCGGCGGCCTGCCGCCGCTGCCGGATGACTCGATCAAGCCGGTGGTGAGCGTGGGCCTGGCAGCCGTGGGCCGGGGCAACGACCTCGAGCGCCACGCCCGCTTCATGCAGATCCTGCAACAGACGATCACCCCCGAGGGCACGCTGCAATACCTGATGCCCACCGAGCTGATCAGCCGGCTGGCAGCAGCGATGGGCATCGACACGGTGGGGCTGATCAAGACCCAGCAGCAGATCGAGGAGGAGCAGGACGCTGCCCGGCAGGCCGCCCAGCAGCAGGCGCTGCTGCAATCGCCAGTGGCGGATCCGCAGAAGCTGGCCACCGCCGCGGCCACCGTTCAGGACATGCAACAACCCACTGAAGAACCCGCCCAATGACCGCCACCCCAATCCAGCCCACCCCCGACCAGCTGGCCCTGGCCGGCCCTGGCTACGACAAGGACGCCCTGGCTGGTTTCCTGCAGGAGATCGCCGAGGAGGACCGGGCCCTTGCCGCCGGCACGCTGGAGCCGCCCGCCCCGGTCGCTGCGCCTGACTTCGCCACCCTGGAGGTGCAGGGCGACGAGGTGGAGGCCGAGCAGGAGCAGCAGCCGCGCCTCTTGGCCGGCAAGTACAAGACCCAGGAGGAGCTGGAGAAGGCCCACCTTGAGCTGCAGAAGAAGCTGGGCCAGCGGGCTGATTCAACCGTCAAGGAATCCTTGACAGCTGAGTCTGAGCCCGCCGAGGTCAAGACGCTCACCCGCGAGGAGGCCGTGGCCGGCTACGGCGAGACCGTGGTGGCCGCCGCCGAGCAGGAGGGGGTCGACCTGGCGCAGTGGGATGCCGCTGTGCAGCGGGGCGAGGACACCAGCGCCATGCGGCAGAAGCTGGCCGGGGCCCTGGGCCTGCCCGAGGCGCTGATCGAGCGCTACGAGTCGGCCTATCGTCCGGCCGAGGCCCAGCCCGCCACTGCCGGCCTGAGTGATGAGGACGCCGCGGCGATCCGCGTCGAGGTGGGCGGCGATGCCAAGTTCGTCGAGCTCAGCCAGTGGGCCCTGGCCAACCTGAGCGAGGCCGAGCTGGCCGACTACAACGAGGCCGTCAACACCGGCAACCCGGCTGCGGCCCGAGCGGCAGTGCGCTGGCTGCAGAGCAAGGCCGCCACGGCGGACAAGGAGCCGGCCCTGGTGATGGCCAGCGGCGGCACCGCCAACCCTGCCCTGGATGTGTTCGAGACCGAGGCAGAAGCGGCAGAGGCCAAGGAAGCGCTGACCAAGGGCGGCAAGAAGCGGTATCTGGTGGATGAGAAGTATCGCCGCTACATCGACGCGAAATTTGCACGGTCTCCAATTTTCGTGTAGAAGGTGTGCATGAGTACGTCTGCACTCACGCAGAGCACAGGCCGGCCTAGGCCGACACCCTGACCGCGAACCCGTCGAGATAGCAGAGGCTCACCGCACACATTGCAGTGACGCTTATCACGCCATCGCGGCTTGGCCAAATCAGGGGCAACGCCGCAGACAACTACGCCCTATTCCTCAAGCTGTCGATGCAGGAGGTGTTGACCGCCTTCGATCGCAAGCTGGTGTTCGCCGACAAGGTGAAGAACCGGAGTATCAAGGGTGGACACAGCGCCCGATTCAAGATCACCGGCCGAAGAATTGCTGGGTATCACACCCCTGGCACGGCGATCACCAACGTTCCCACCGACGCCAACAACCCCAACCCCAGTAACGCACCGTCGGACCGGAACGAGACGCTCATCAACCTCGATGGGCTTTTGATCGCGCCGGATACCATCTATGACCTCGACGACCTCATGGAGGACGTTGAGTATCGCCAGGACTTCATGCACCAACTGGGCGAGGCCCTGGGCTGGGAGCGCGATCAACGTGCTGCCAGGATCCTCTACGCCTCGGCCAAGAAGTCCACTGAGCCCCTGGCGAAAGGTGGTCGCAACAACGGCCGGACCGGCTTCACCAAGACCCTTTCCGCCGGCTATGCCACTGCCTCAAAGCAGGCCCGTGGCGACGAGCTGGCCCAGGCCATTGGCGATGTCGTGGTCGCCCTTCGCAAGAAGGACGTGCCGGTCGAAGATTTCGTGTGCGTGGTCGCGCCCGAGGAGTTCGACTTTCTGACGGAAGGATCCAAGATCATCAACGCTGACTTCAACTCTGGCGTTGTCAGTGGCGCCTACTCAGCCGGCACGATCGGCAGGGTGAAGGGCCTGCCGGTGACGTGGTCTAACCATGTCACCCAGCCCGCCTACACCCTCCAGACCTTCGACCGGAACCCTGAGTACGCACAGAACCTGACCAAGTGCCGGGCAATCATCTTCCACAAGGACGCGATGGGGATCCTGAATCTCCGCCGCCCCCAGCTGCAGATGACCGCCCCCGGTGGTGACTACAACGTGGTCTACCAGGCTCAGCTGTTCGTTGCGCGGATGGCCATCGGCATGGCTCCGCTCCGCGCCGAGTGTGCCGCCGTGATCGAGGTCCCGTAGACTTCCTTCGGAGTGAGGCGTTCGACGGCCCTGCCTTCGGGTGGGGCTTTTTCATGGCTGCCGATAGCATTGGTCTGCATGGCTGCAGAGACATGGGCCTGACGAACCAATGGGCAACGCCAGGCCGCACCACCCTGCTGGAGGCGGTGAACATCGTGCTGATGAACATCGGCGAGCAGCCGGTGTCCACGCTCGAGAACCAGCAGGTGCTGGAGGCCCGCACCGCAGAGGCCACCATCCTGGAGATGCACAAGGAGGGGCAGACCCGCGGCTGGAGCTGGAACAGCGAGCGCGAGTACCCCTTCGCCCGCAGCAGCAGCGGCGAGATCGTGCTGCCCGCCAATGTGATCAGCTGGCAGCCGGACCCCTACGAGTTCCAGCACCGCTACCAGTTGCGCGGCCAGCGGGTCTACGACAAGGAGAGCCGCAGCTACCAGATCCCGGTCGCCCAGCTCAAGGCGGATGTGGTGTGGCTGCTGCCCTGGGACGAGTGCCCCGAGGCTTACAACCGCTGGTCGCTGATCCGCGCTGCCCGGGTGTTCAGCGCCCGCACCATCGGCGATGTGAGCGGGGTGCAGTACACCCTGGCGGATGAGCAGCAGGCGCTGATCGAGCTGCTGCGGGTGGAGAACACCCAGGAGGCGCCGAACATGATCACCGGCCGCAAGCGGTTCCCCACCTTCCAGCCCGCCGAGGGTCTGACCGATCGGGCCATGGGGGGTGTGTTCCTGTGAGCCTGATCAGCTACCTGATCCCAAACCTGATCCAGGGTGTCAGCCAGCAGCCGGATGCTCAGCGCCAGCCCACCCAGGCCGATGAGCAGATCAATGGGGTGAGCTCACTCAGCGAGGGGCTGCGGAAGCGTGAGGGCAGCCAGGCCCTGGCCAAGATCAGCGACAACTCGCTGGGCAACGTGATACTGCATCACATCCAGCGCGACCAGGTGGAGCAATACATGGTCGTCATCAGCCGGACAGGGGTGCAGGTGTTTGAGCAGCTCACGGGCGCCGAGCGCACCGTGGTGGCGCCGGAGGGCTATGGCTACCTGGCGTCAGGCGCGAACGCTCGCACAGACTTGCGAGCCGCGACGATTGCGGACTTCACCTTCATCAGCAACACAAAGGTCAAGCCGGCGATGACGGCCGCCCTGGCGCCAGCCACGCCGCGACCCTTTCCCCATGAGTGCCTGGTGTGGGTTAAGGCGGCGAACTACGGGCAGACCTACGAGGTCAACCTGAACGGCACGCTGGTCAGTGTGCAGACCGCCGTGCAGGCGGTGGTGGTTGATGGCAATGGCGAGGTCACTGAAAACCGGATCTCGGCCGCCGAGATTGCCAGACAGTTGCGGCAGGGTCTGTTGGGCGTCAACAACGTGGAGATCGCCCGCCGCAGCTCAGTTCTGTGGATCCGCAGCGACAGGCCCATCACGATCGAGGCGGCGGACGCCCGCTCCAACAGCGATATCACCGCGATCACCAACACGGTGCAGGCGTTCACCGACCTGCCCACCATCGCCCCCGGGGGCTACCAGGTGGAGGTGGTCGGCGACCCGAGCAACAAGTTCGATGGCTACCACGTTGCCTTTGCGCCTCGCAGTGGTGTGTTTGGCGAGGGGCAGTGGGAAGAAACCGTTGCGCCGGGGGTGCCGTACCAGATCGACCCCAGCACCATGCCCCATGTGCTGGTGCGGAGGCCCAACGGGACTTTCTTGTTTGGCCCGGCCGATGGCACGGTCACGCAAGAAGCAGAGATCCCGTCCTGGGGGCAGCGCACAGCAGGCAATCTGGACTCGTCGCCCGACCCGGGCTTCATCGGTCACCCGATTCAAGATGTGTTCGTGTTCAAGAACCGCCTGGGATTCCTGGCGGATGAGAACATCATTCTCAGCCGATCGCGGGATTTCTTTGAGTTCTTCCCAGAGACTGCAACAGCAGTTCTGGACACCGACCCCATCGACATCACGGCCACCAACCCCCGCGTGGCGCTGCTCCGCCATGCGATCCCGTATCAAGACGAGCTGATCATCTTTGCCGATCAGATTCAGTTCCGGTTTAACGCATCAGCAGCGGCGCTGACGCCATCAACGGCGCAGATCACGGTGCTCACGCAGTACGAGATCGACCCAGATGTGAGGCCGATCCCGGTTGCTGGCGCGATTGTGTTCTGCCAGGCAAACGGCGAGTGGTCGCAGTTCCGCGAGTTCAGCATCCGTGGTGCTGGAACGGCTTTGGTGGCTGATGCTGCCGATCTGACCAGCTATGTAAGCAGCTATGTTCCCAACGAAGTGCTGCGGCTGGCGGCAAACGACACGGGCTATTCGTGGTT